CGTCTACTCCCTAGACTTACCGGGGACTTTTCCCCAAAGAGGTTCCCGGTTTTTTTATGACAAACATGCGTGACGATATCATCCTTCATCTTGGGCGTGATCCTCTTCTTGCCCACAGCGCTCTGTTCCGCCATCGCCATCCTGAGGCTACTCAGCACTTCCACCGAACCATAATTCAAGACTGGCACTCGGACACCCCCCGCGTGCTGGACATGGTGTTTCGCGGCGGCGGCAAATCCACCGTGGCCGAAGAAGCCATCATCGTCATGGCTTGTCTGCAACAGTTCAAGAACGGATTAGTGATCGGTGAAACCGAACCCCGTGCACAAGAACGCCTTGCCGCTATCAAGCATGAGTTTGAAACCAACGAAGACCTGCTTGAATTGTTTGGCGATCTCAAAGGGCGTAAATGGCAAGAGACTTACATCGAGCTATCGAATGGAACAGTACTGCGAGCTCATGGCCGTGGTCAGTCTTTGCGTGGTGTTAAGCACCTGCATTATCGTCCTGATATAGCCTTCCTCGATGACTTGGAAGATGAGGAAAGTGTCAGAACCCCTGAAGCCCGCCAGAAGACAATGGACTGGTTTGTCAAAACGTTTATGCCTGCTCTTGATCCTAGAGCTCGCGTGCGCATGGCTGCTACTCCTTTGCATCCAGAAGCACTGGCCCTAAAGCTGTCACGTTCCCCGGATTGGGTAGTGCGTAAGTATCCTATCCTGTACAAGGATGCGGCGGGGCAGGAAGCGGCGACATGGCCGGAGCGCTATTCGCTGGACTGGTGCCGTAACAAACGGCGGGAGTATGAAAGCCTTGGGCAGCGGCACGCATGGCAGCAGGAGTTCATGTGCGAGGCAGAGAACCCAGAGGATAAAATATTTACACCAGACTTGTTCAGGTGTGAGCCGCAGATCAGAACGTGGCAGCCTGTCTACGCGGTCTACGATCCTGCGCGCACGGTGAAATCAACGTCGGCGATGACGGGTAAAATAGTCGGATCGTGGGTAAACAACCGTCTGATTATCTGGGAAGCGGCAGGGCACCTCTGGAAGCCGGACGAGATTATCGAGGACATCTTCAACGTCGACGCACGGTACAACCCCATTAGTATCGGCGTTGAAGAAGACGGCCTGCATGAGTTCATTATGCAGCCGCTCAGACATGCTCAGATAAACCGTGGACACCCCGTCCCGATACGAGCTCTGAAAGCCCCCAAAGGCAAACTTGACTTCATCCGTAGTCTGCAACCATTCTTCAAAGCGGGGGAGGTTATCTTCGCTGGCGATAAACTGAACTTCCAAGAACTTGAAAATCAACTTATGTCCTTTCCTTCTGGCAGGATTGACATCCCCAACGCGCTCGCTTATTTTCTCAAGCTTCGCCCCGGCATACCCATGTTCGATGGTTTCGGTTCCGTCAACATAGCCGAAGACGTTCAGGTTGCCCAGAGACATCCGGCGTACCTATGCGTCAACGCAACCAACTCGATTACGACCGCGATGGTAGTGCAGGTCTATGACGGCATGTTATCAGTGCTGGCAGACTTTGTGCGTGAAGGCGATCCCGGCGCGGTGCTCTCCGACTTGGTGCGCGAAGCCAGTGTGTTTGCGCGAAAGAACTTCACGCTCGTCGCGCCGAGCCGGCACTTCCAGCAGTATGACCAGACAGGGTTGATCGGGGTCGCCAAACGCATACCGGTGTCGATCACGCGGGGTGGGCCCGAGGTCAAGGGGCGCGCAGAAATGCGGGACATGATGCGCAAGCTCTCGCATGGGCGGCCAGCCTTTAGGGTAAGCACAGCGGCGTCGTGGACGCTCAGGGCACTGTCCGGCGGCTATGCGCGGGAGATCGAACAGGATCATGCGGTCGAGGGCGTGTACAAGGTTCTGTGCGAAGGGCTAGAGTGTTTTGCGGCCACGCTGACCCCCGGCTTGCACGACGCCGAGAATGAGGGTATAAGATACGCAACCACATCGGACGGGCGGCGCTACATGAGCGCGTTGGCAACGAGGGACTGATATGCGCGAGACTTTTTTCCTAGACATCGACATTGCCATGGGCCATGCCCTTATGCTGGGAAATGAACACGCTCAGGCCATCCTTACTCAGATGCGGCGTTTAGCTGCAGCCCTTCCTTCCATTACGCCAGAAGTTGTGCAGGAAGTTGCCGGCGACGCCACTGTTGTGACGACCAACCTAAGCCTGAACGAGACCGCTCTGCGCGACAACGAGACGCTGTACGATCCTTCCGCCGCTCCCGCACCAGCAGCGAGCTAAGACATGGCCGAGGAAGAAGAGCTGCTCAACGTCGAAGACGACGACACTTCAGGTTTGAAGGATCGTTCCAAGAACCTTGCTCGCGGAAAGAAGACCCGCGAAAAGCTGCTTGACCTGTACCGCGACGTGGAGAAGGGTTTTGAAGATCAGCTCCCACGCTCCAACGACATTCAGGATTACTGGGATATTTACAACTGCAAGCTGGGCGAGAACCAGTTTTATTCCGGCAACAGCCGCATCTTTCTTCCAATCGTTTACAATGCGGTCAACGCCCGCAAGACACGGTTCGCCAATCAAATCTTCCCGCAGTCTGGTCGGTATGTCGAGGTCACATCTTCGGACGGCACCACCCCGCACGCCATCATGGCTTTGGCCGAGCACTACGTTCGCAAGGCGCGGCTGCGCGAGCTGATCCCCGCCCTTCTGCGCAACGCCGACATCGAAGGGCAGTTCAACGTCTATGTGGACTGGTCGGAGCGCGAGCGCCATGTGGTGCGCCGCGTCAAGCGGCCCGCGCAGGTTGAGCCCGGCGTCATTGCCCCCGATGAGGAAGTCGAGGACATCGAAGAAGAAACCCTGAAGTCCGCGCACCCTACGGTCGAGATATTGGCCGACAGCGACGTGCTTATCCTTCCGGCCACAACCAGCCGTGCGGAGGACGCGATTGCATCCGGCGGTTCCGCCACAATCATCCGTCGCTGGGGCAAGGCCAAGATCAAGGCCATGATTGCCGAAGGGCAGATCGACGCCAAAGAAGGCGAAGCACTGATTGAGGAGATGTCAAAAGACAACCGGTCACACACGCCGGACAAAGCCAAGGCTATGGCTGACGCCGCAGGCATCAAAGGCACAGGGCAGGGTAAGTTTGCTCTGATCTACGAAACATGGGCAAACGTCAAGACCCCAGACGGGTGGAGGTTGTGCCGCACCTATTTTGGCGGCGCGGACAAAGTGTTGTCCTGTATGCGCAACCCGTACTGGTCAGACAAGCTTCCGCTGATCTCCGAGCCGTTGGAAAAGGTGCAGGGCTCGATCAAAGGTATTAGCCGCGTGCAGGCGGTGGCCGATCTTCAGTATCTTGCCAACGACACGGTAAATGAAGCCGCAGACAGCATGGCCTACGGCCTCATGCCGATTGTGTTGACCGATCCCGAGAAGAACCCCAAGGTCGGCAGCATGGTGTTGAGCATGGCGGCGATCTGGGAGACCAGCCCGAGCGATACCAAGTTTGCAGAGTTCCCCCAGCTTTGGAAATCCGGCTTTGAAATTATTGCGGCAGTTCAGCAACAAATTTTTCAAACACTTAGCGTCAACCCTTCACAAATCACGCAAGGGTCGCGCAAGAAACAGAGCCAAGCGGAAGTCGCCAACGAACAGCAAGTCGATGTCCTGACCACCGCCGATGTGGTGACTGTAGTTGAGAGCGCCGTGCTGACGCCGATCATTGAGCGCTTCATTGAACTGGATCATCAGTTCCGCGACGAGACGCTTCAGATACGGTCGTTCGGGGAGTTGGGGATGCGGGCAGCGATGCAAGACATCGACCCGATCCAGATGAATGCCCGGTACCAGTTCCGCTGGTTCGGTGTTGAAGCCGCGCGCACCGCGCAGCAGGTGCAGCAGCAGATCGCCATGATGAACATTGTCAAGGGCATCCCGCCGCAGATGTATCAAGGCTACAAGCTCAACCTTGCCCCGGTCATTGCGCAGATGATGGAGAACACCTTTGGGCCACGGCTGGCCCCGCTGGTGTTTGAAGACTTGCGTTCGTCCTTGTCCGTCGATCCAAAGCGCGAAAACGATTTGCTTCTGCAAGGGCACAACGTTCCGGTTCATCCGCTGGATAATCATCAACAGCACATGCAGGTTCACTTGCAGGGAATGGAAGAGCAAGGCGACCCGCATGGCACTTATCGCGCTCACATGCTTGAGCATCAGATGGCGCTCATGGCCCAGCAGAAAGCCCAGCAGGAAGCACTGGCACCAAAAGGACAGCCGGGTATGCCGGGTGGAGCAGGGCCGGGTTCTCCGGGCCAGCCGCGCCCCGGTGCGCAACCTATGGCCCCCCGCGGTGGACAGCAGCCGCCGGGTATGATACCACAAGACCAGATGCGCGACCCGCGCGTTATGCCTCGGAGAATGTGACATGGTGCTTGGACAGGAAATTCAGGCCGGCGCTCAAAGCGCGTTATACTTAACCACTGCCACCCTTGTAAAAGGTGGATTAGGGCGTGTGGCAAAAGTCAACGTGATTGTTGCGGGCAGCGCGGCGGGGTCGGTCAATGATGTAGGTATCGCCGCTGGCGCGGTCGCGGGCAACCAGATCGCCGTTATTCCGAACACAGTTGGAACTTACGACATTAATTTTCCGTTTTTTAACGGGCTGGTAATTGTCCCCGGAACAGGGCAAACCGTAGCCGTATCATACACCTAAGGACATTCCCATGCGCCGTTTACTTGCCTTTTTCGCGCTTGTTATGCTTGCGACCCCGGCAGCGGCGCAGTCCACGCGTTCCGCTCTTACCTCGCAGAACAACAGCACCATCACCACCAACGGCACCGGCGCAATCACCGGTGCAAAACTGAACACCGTGATTGGCGCGGGTATCTTGAGCTATGGCACGCTGCTTGACCCGAACACATGGTCGGCGACGCAAACGTTTTCGGTAGCCCCGATATTCACGACCCTTACCGGCTATTTGTACGGCAACGGCACCGGCGTTTTGACGGCCAGCACTACAGTTCCTTCTTCGGCATTGTCAGGGCTTGGTACGGGCGTTGCCACGGCGCTTACCCAGAACCTTAACGGTTCTGGCGCGATCTCTGCCACCACCAGCCCCGTGTTTGTTACGCCCGCACTTGGCACTCCGGCCAGCGGTGTGATGACCAACGTCACCGGTCTACCCCTGACCACAGGGGTTACAGGCACGCTTGCCGTGGGCAACGGCGGGACAGGCGCAACAACCTTAACTCAGTACGGGCTTCTTTACGGGAACGGCACCAGCGCGGTTGCGGCAACAACAGTCGGTACAGCAGGGCAGCCTTTGCTCAGTGTTGGGGGCAGCGCTGCCCCCGCTTTCGGGACGTTGAACCTTGCTTCAGCTACCAACGTGGCGGGTGCACTTGGCGCGGCCAATGGCGGCACAGGGTTGGCCTCTTACACCATCGGCGATCTGCCTTACGCTTCAGCTTCCACAACAATCAGCAAACTTTCTGACGTGGCTACAGGTTCCGTGCTTGTGTCAGGCGGTGTCGGCGTTGCGCCCGCATACTCAGCCACCCCTACAGTAACCTCAATTACCGCCGGGACAGTGACGGCGAGTAGCACTGTTTCTGGCACAGGTTTCAGCACATATCTTGCTTCGCCTCCGGCTATTGGCGGGACAGCCGCGGCAGCAGGGACGTTTACAACGGCAAAAGCAGCAACATTCACCACAACCAATTTGCTGGTGTCTTCGACTGCACCAACTATCTCTTCTGGCTTTGGCACTTCACCTTCGGTTACGGCCAACAACGGCACAGCAGCGTTCCGCATCAACGTGGGAACAGGCGGCACAGCAACATCGGGCGTGATAGGTTTGCCTGCGGCAACGACAGGCTGGAACTGTTTTGCTGATGACGTAACTACAACTTCAACGGCGGTGTTCCGCACAAAACAAACTGCATCTACTACCACGTCGGTAACACTAACCCAATATTCGGATGTAGCCGTAGCTACAGCTTGGGTTGCCAGCGACATACTGGCAGTATCCTGCTTCGCTTACTAAGGAGCTATCATGCAAGAGAACTTTACCAAGTGTCTTGACTTTACCCTTCAGTATGAAGGCGGGTTCAGCGACAACCCGAATGACAAGGGCGGCGCAACCAATATGGGGATCACCCACATCACACTGTCGGCATGGCGGCACGCGCCGGTCTCCGTTGATGATGTTCGCAATCTGACCGTCGGCGAAGCCACGGACATATACAAGGCGCTCTATTGGGATCATGTGCATGGAGATGATTTGCCCACTGGCGTGGACTTGGCCGTTTTCGATTATGCAGTCAATTTTGGCACAAGCGGCGCTGTGCGCGCTTTGCAGTCAATCCTTGGAGTGGTTCCCGACGGGGTGATGGGCCCACAGACTTTGGAAGCGGTAAACAAAGCGGATGCGAAAGCGGTGGCGGTCGCAATCTGCGAACACCGGCTTACCCTCCTTGAGCGGCTTTCGGACTTCCGTATTTTTGGGCACGGGTGGACATCCCGTGTCAACGCTTGCCGCATGGCGTGTCTTGCGGCGTAACATGAGGAGCATATCATGACAGGGTTTAAGACCGTTTTCTTTGGGCTGCTTGTGGCGATTGGCCCCGCAGTCCTGAACTATCTTGGTGCAGTGGACTGGCATAGCCTTGGCGTTTCGCCAAGCGCGGGCGCAGCCATCGGCGCGATCATCATTGGCCTTCGCGCCATTACCAGCACGCCTATTGGGAGCGGCAAATGAAACGCATCGCGCTCATTGTTTTGGCGTCCGTATCCCTTGCGGGGTGCGCGGCGCTTACGGCGCAGGCTCCCAGCCTAAAGACCGTTTATGAAATGCGGGCGGCTTATGACGCGGTGTTTCTGGCACCAGCGGCCAACTACCGCAAGCTACCCTTGTGCGCCACCGGCGTAAAAAGCTCGCTCAAAGCGCTGTGCGCCGACACGGTGGTTATCAAGAAACTTCAGGTTGCGGATTTGCAGGTTGAAACCGCGCTCGACAATCTTGAGGCTTTCTCCCGCGCGCATCCCGGCGATCTTGGGGTTACGGGCTTGTACGACGCCGCCACATTGGCTATCAGCGAAGCGGAGCAGATTGCCACCGCCGCCGGAATTAAGTAGGAGCACCTATGACCCCCGCAGTTATCACCTTTCTTACCGAGGCCATGAACCTCGTGCCCCTGCTTATCAAAGCTGGTGAAGACATCGCTCCGTTTGCGGAAACGGTGTACAATATCATTTCGACCGGAGCTGATCCGACCGATGCTGATTGGGCCTCCCTGAAAGCTATGGAAGTCTCTCTCCGCAACACTTTGCAGACCGCAGTCTAAAAGGAACATCATGGACGAAGAGGCGTGGCACCTAGATAAAAAAGTACCGATAAGTCTTATATTGGGCTTGGCGCTTAACGCCTTTTCCCTGATCTGGTTTGCGTCGAAACTTGATAGTCGTGTCACGACTATTGAGCTTCATGACGTGGCAACACAGGCGGAGCTTTCCAAGCTGAAAGACAACGCCGACGGAGCCAAAGACCGGCTTATTCGGCTGGAAGACAAGTTGGAAAATATCCTTGAGGAGCTGAAGAAGATCGACGCCCGCATGGCTCCCCCTTCCAGAACAATACCTTAGCGCTTAAACTTGACAGTTTAGGCAAAGACAGGTTAATAATACATTCTCGACTGGTGGCCGTAAGTCACCGTTCGA